CCGCTGAGCGTCCAAAAGGAGCCCAGCCGTTAGCCGTGTTTAAAAGTCTTCGTCGATATAAAAAGGATATTCTGTGACCGTGAGGTCACTAAAAGATAAAACTATCATGAAGACCGCACGGGGCGACTGGGGCTCTAAACTCACAATGTGAGTGTTACCCGACCCAGAGGGAAGTAACTTTTATTTAGTTTAATTATTGTCAGGAGTTGTCTCTCCAGTGATTTCTTTAACGACTGTATCAAAAGTCACAGGCACTTAAACAGGAACTGTAGAAGTGCCGATGAAGGTGAAAGTCGGTACATTGAGGAAAAAGAGTGGATTAAAATCCACACCAATACCACAATACGACCAAATCATTGCACCTGCATTAGTAGGCCCAACTTTATTGTTGAGCACTACTTCTAGTGCGAACAAATCAGTATTTGAACCATCACCCACAACCGGTGTGGTGGCTTGGGCTGGAGCTGTAGTGCAAAATTTATACGCTGTGTACATTGGGCACTGCACCGTCAAACCAGCATTAGTAAACTGGTTGGTCAAGGCCATACCAGCACCGCCCTTGTCAGTGGCCATCAAGAAGCCATTGGCATCAGCACTAGGTGTGCCTTTTGCAAATGAGAAACCTGTATAACCATCAACAGCCAACACACTCTGGTTGTATGAACCAAAGTTGGTACGACTCACTTTCGCATGACTCACTGCTGTGGGTCCTGCTACATTAAATGTCCAATTAGTAGAACCTCGATATCCCACAAATGCTGGCAACACCCAATTCAATGGGTGATTAGCCGTATAGTTAAACTTAAAAGTTGAACCAGTGGCAACCAAACCTTTGGCAGTATGAATACCACCAGCAGTATCGTAACCATAATACGGAGGAATACGGGTAAATGCTTTTTGCACAATCCAATAATCTTTGGTCGCATCAGTAGGTGTAGTAGACACTGATACCATTGTGGTTCTGCGCAAGACCTGGCGTAGCGACATAATTTTCTCACCAAAATTGATAAGATATTGATCATCATCGACATGCGAAGGTTTACCAAACACAGTGGAATTCACTTCAGTCGTGATGGTATCACTCTGCACTTGCCAATTGGAAAAACCTGGTGGAAGATTTCGCGGGTTGGCGAATTCAAGATTCTCTGCACCACGTACAAACACTTGGACTGCAACAGTTGAAGTACCAACAGGCGCAGTAAGCGCCGTAAGAACACGCAGACAAAGTGTACCATTATCATTTGCATTTGAATGCACAAAAGCTGGCGCTGCGCCAGTGTTCCAAGTAGGACCATTTGTGACGTTATAGTTGATAAGGAACGGTAATGCTTGCTGGTAAGGTACACGGAACTCAACTTCGCTCATCTCATCCAGATCAATAATTTCTGTGAACACGACGTTAGATGAATTAGCATCATTCGTCAAATTATGTGCTGTGGACCCTGAAGGATCAAACGATATACGCAAGCGTCCTTTATGAAATTGAGACGCGACAATGCGGAAACGGAAAATAATGTCGCCTCGCCAATTCTGAAACATGGCAGCCACCCATGCTGGTGGAGTCAAATACCACTTTGCATAAGTGGCCCCATCCGTATCTAACAATCCTGCAGGTGATACAGGAGTTGTGAACAGGATAGTATCCGAAGCTTGCGACGTCGTCCATGATGTGGCACACAAATATGACTCGTGTTGTACAAGATGCGAAATTACAAGCTCATCCTTAGCAGGAATGCCAGCTATGGAAGAGTCCAAGGTGAGTTCATTCTTCGGATCTAACGTCAATTTTTCTACTGGGTAACCGATATCTGATGACGCAAATTTAGGAAACGGTTCTGGTCGATACGGTGCTGTATCAGCTATCACAGGTACGTTGGTAAACCCAAACATACTTGCAAGTGAAGATACAGCTTTAGCACCGATACTTGTTGCGGTTGCAAATTTCCCAATAAGCGGAACATTCTTAAAAGATGTGGCTGTGGAAGCTATGGCAGAAGCCGCTTGTGAAACGGAACCCTTGCCGTACTCATCAGATTGCGTCGCAAGGCCCAACGATGGTCCCGACAATTTGACGTTCTCTGCCCAGGCATAAACCGTAACTGTGACACCGGATCCTGTGACACCATTCGCTGACTGCAATGTCGTATAATTAATAAATGATAATTGCCCTAAGTTGGTAAATGAAGCTTGATTCTGCGCATTAATCCAGTTTTGTTGGTAAAACATAGGCAGTGCCATTTCAGCGCCCTCATTTCTCTGTGGTGTTAGCCAGACACATGGTCTTTGGGAGTAAGGAATCAAATATCGCGTGCCTGCATCATTTACAATAGTGGATGGAGTGAAAGCAGGCAGAGGTTGATACCCACAATACATACTACCATAATAGAATGGAGAAGCATTGATAAGAATCTTCACCTTAAGGGTACATTGCATAAAAGCGTAATTGTTCAATTTATACTGAACCCTTGCGTCTGTAAAATACGCATTCCACGGATTAATAGTATTTAACGTCCCAACCGCATCTGATTCATTCCACGTAAAGTTACCTACTCGCACGGGTCGAGAGAAAAATTTATCGAGATCTGCAGAAGCAGTTTGATCCGAAGATGCGCTCGGTGCAATAGTCCCTTGAACTCCTCCCACATTCGACATAGTTGAGTCGTGAAAGGTGAGCAAATCTTGTTGCACAACGTGCATATCAGGTGTGCCAGAATTCCCTCCTGGAATAACATCTGATTGAACGTAAAGCCCACTGACTGAGTGGGCACCAGGTGACTGTTCTAGTACAGTCACAGAACTTTGTGTGATTTCACGGTCACACTCCTTGTTTGTGTTTTTGAATGCTAATATTTATAATGCATGGCTAGCTAGGCCATACAAGAGTTTACTGTGATCTCAGGTATATTAACCGACATATCTATCGTGGCGCTCCTGCGCCAAGGCCCATTTAGGTATGGGAACCTACGTCCTTCAAAAGGACGGTTTGTTAACCGGGTTGTCTCCCGGACTGTGGTGATTATTCACCTCTGGCACTCCGGACAACGCCACGTTTAAGTTTGACGTGTTCCGAACGTGACCAGAAGTCACTATACAACTCTTCCCAAACGGGGAAAATTGTGCCGTCATCATACAGTTCCAAGTTAGCTTTTCCTACTATCTCGTGAAATTTCACAAGACTAGTTTCAAACTCTTCCTTACCGTACCAGAAATACTCACGAAGTGCTGTTGCTATTACCTGCATGGCATGCTGCGGCCGTCCAATGTTCTTCTTGGCGACACACACGGTCAACATCTTTTCAATAGACGATCTATCTAATGGAGCCACATATGCACCAACGTCTTCATCCCAACGCCATGTGCGCTTCAAGAAATTTGAATCGTCGATGTGGATATACGGTACCGATACAGCTTCTTTATCTGCCATGGTATAACCAATATCGGCATCACACAACACTTTTTGAATTGCTGTGTGATTAAACCAAGGTGCTGTTTTCGACACACCCATGATATTATCATCACCATACGTCATCAATGCCACATTCTCCTTAAAACTTGAGTGTGCCATGGGTTGTAAAACAATGTAACAATAGCGCATGTAAAGGGAATTCACAATCCCATTTACAATCACAGTCAATGGATGTCCTGATGGATTACTCCCATAAAATTCGATAAGATCTCCGTTAAAATCCACAGTAGGAAATGCTGTGTCATAAGCAATACCTCTCACTACTGCGAGTTCTGCATCAGTGTACTTGGCTTTCACACAAATATCAATGATAATATCGAATGCTGCCAATATCACATTGGCTGGCATACGCTTATCAAATTTCGAGTAATCACCAGCAATGATACGATCTTCGCCATGTTGAACAAGATGTTCACGAATAGATTCCCACTCAAGACTCTGCACAACTGTACCTGGTCCTGTTTCAAATGTAAATCTATTTTTCTGCATGAAAATAATAACTGAAAGCAAATGCATGCGCACAACCAACGTGTACGCCATACCTGAAGCTGTGAAAACACGAGTCTTACCTAAGTGTGATTTCTCAAATGTCACTGGTTCATCTTTCAGATGACCACAATAAACAGTGTGAACACGTTCACCTCGTTGATACGTCGCAATCATTGCTTTAACTGTATCTTTAATCTCATCAACCACATCCATATCAGTGGAACAAGCTTCATCAATGAAATACATTAATTTAGTCTTCGGACGCTTGTATGGTGCGCCTGCACTCGACTTGCGATTCATCTTATCGCAATACTCAAGACCTGGACAACCATTAATAGCCACATCAAGTGTATAAACATGTACGCGCGAATAATCGTGCAATTGTGTTTCCTGAATGAACATATCGCGAGCTGCACTCACGACATCATTATCTAATAAGACTACTGGACGCGTCGTATCGTTGAGAGCTAACTCCCAAGGTCGTTTCGACATATCTGGTTTTGTGCGGTTTACCTCATACCCATACTCCTTCAGGTAAGGTGCAATGTATGTTTCCACAACGCTGGTTTGTCCGCGTTGCTTAAATTCGCCTTGAAAAGAACCGATAACATTTGCCACACCTGGTTTAGCACGATGTGTCACACTCTGCGGATGTAACGGACCCAATACACGGACAGCGGAAGGGGCAGAAATTTCCACCTTACCGCGATTCACGACAATTGGTTCTAAAATGTTACACGCATTGGTTATGTCTTCAAGACACACTTTCATTGCCGCCACTTTTGTACCGCCACCTAGTGTATGAATACCTAAAATGGCCAACCCAACGGGTGTTTTCGAAAGTAGCAGCGAACCACAATCGCCCAAAGAAGTGGGTGATTCCACACTACCATGCCACACAGGCTGTGTCACATGTATGTCGTGTGATTTCCACGTATCAGTTACGAGGTTCAAATTAACCACAGGCAAAGTCCACACGCTACCCTTCATATCACGCCCAACATACAGTCCGTCTACACGGCCTGTATAGTTACGTTTGCAAAAGTATTGTGTAATATTAGTTGCTGGGGGCCTACATTTCAAGAGGACAAAAGCTAAATCCTGTTTTGGGAGTCGGTAAACCATGGAACTTGTAACTAGCAAATTCTTCATGGAAGTGCACATGTTAGCACGCTGTTCACCAACAATGTCAAGATAAAATGGTGTCGTAGCAGGAATGCCATGGTTATTCATCATGTAAACTGCACCTCGCACATTGACTGCTGTCGTCACTTTGACTACACCATTCAAATGGCTATTAAACACCACGGTCGCTGATGCAATGTGCTTTTGCAATAATGAACCATCATCGTTCTTTGAGCACAGTGTTGTTTGCGACAAATCATCATTAGAATACGGGTATGGGTCAGTATACACTGGTTTATCAACCACCATCACATCTGATTCAGGCTTGCGGCCTATGCTATTGAGAGAGCAGGAATGTGTACCACCTTGCAATCCCATCGCTATACAGCAATGAGGGCAGGGAACTTCAGTTTTGTCTGTCTTCCGTACCAGATACCCAGTACACTCACATGTTGGACAACAATCGTCGCTTGTGGCGTCTACAGGTAAGCCAGTAGCCACATCCACACGTTGCTTTGTGTGTGGCTCATGCGTCTTTCCGCCAACAGGAATACTGCTGGGGAAAAATAAGGATGCTACACAGCCCAATGTTTTATATGTTGCAATGCCTGCAATTACACCGGCACTATACAACGCTAGTTTACCATATCCACCAAATTGGTGTTGTACTGTGTGGCCCGCATAGCCCAATGCTACGCGGATCAAACGGCTACGGTAACGACTTCGATAAATCAATCGAGCATACCATCCGTACCCCAGTATATAGTCCGCTGGTAATCTCAACCAAGTGGACGACAAAACGACATAAAGTGTCATGTAAATCCAGCATATAAGTCGAGTAAACCAATCATATGTATCTATGTACTCCAACAACATGTTGGGCTCTGGTGTCTCAAAAGTCACTGGATCATACTGCACGTAAGAAGGAATGGCCTCACGGTCAAATTCTATCTCCTCCACGTACTCATCAGCTTGCGTGGTCATACACGTACACCAATTCAATGGCATGTAACAGACATCACACAAACGTGTTTCGTCCATCTTTACATTTCCTGCCATAATGATATCTTGCACATCATTGTGCTCATCTATCACTTTATTGTACCACACCAATAGATCACGCATGTTGTTAAACTTAGCGTATTCCACTGTGCGGCCCATCTGACCACGTCGGTCTTCGCCACAAGGTTCAACACGTTTAACAGTAAATGTCCACAGATCGGGATACTCCCCCACCACTGAAGGTGGTACTTTAGAACTATCTAACATGCCTGGTCGATCTTTACGGTCCTGAAATTCTTCACGCACTTTCATGTCGATAATCCATGGAAATCGACGCTGTACTGCAAGGGGGCAACTAAAGTAAGCCACCACATTAAGATCTTCGGTGTTTGTTGAACCCAAGACTAATTCGGCTCTCACTGGTGTACGTCCTTTGTCACTTAATTCTGCCTGGGCAGGTACAAATGGCACATTATTCGCAATGCATAACATTTCCGCTAAAGATGGATCTAAAGTACCCAATCTGGGGGACAAAAATCCTATATCATCTAACACAATACACCACTGTGTGGAGTTCATACCCGACCAATATTCTTCAGTCGGGTTACGCACATATCGGAATTCAGATGAAGTATTCAAACCCCTGCGTTTCCCATAATGTTGAAACAGAATGTTCTCCATAGTGGACTTTCCGATACTGGAACCACCATAGACCAACAGGCACAATGGTGTCTTCCGGTCCTTTTGGGCAGCTCGTTTAGTTAATTCCAAATCATGAGTCAATTCTAAGGACGATAACATGCGTGAAATGAGCAATTTCTCATCTTTACGCAGCACGCACTTGCGCATACTTTGACCTTTTTCTATGGTTGACTTTAAATCAGCCATATAAGCAAATCTGTCTATCCCATGAACTTCAGGGTTCGACAGAAAATGCGCCTGGCGCGTTAAACGCTCAGCAGTATCATACCATTCCTGGTACTTCGCTTCCGAATGAAAAAGGGGCATGATTGAACCTGCTTGATAGCATTGGTAGCCACGTTGGCACAAAAACAACAACGTATCAAGCACACAATGGACAAAATCCGGTCCCAAATGGTACTGTTTTTTTATTGCTTCCTGTGCTACGGCATCAAATTTGACAAAATCCATATCCAAACCCAAGGGCTTAAATAGTGATAGTGCCATGGTGTACATACTAAACTTATACAGTTTAGCAAAAATGGGCGATTGTTTGATGACTTCGTATTTATCCAAGAAGGATTGACAATCATCAAAGAAGGGTATTGTGTTCGCTTGAACTTCCATTTCTTCCACGGGGCAAAAATACGCCATTGCTTGCTCAAGAGCAACCAACGATATAGTGAATTCACTCATACGTGTATTTAACATTTTGGCATGCGCTGCAATCGCAACATACTTATCCATAGCTGAATTAGCCCGCATCATCGAGTACCAAAAGATACCAAATGTTTCTACTGTATTGCACAGTAGGTCTGTATCACGACCAAGGTCGAAATACTTCCCAAGAAGCGACGCATCGAAACGACGCGTACGATCAAGGAAAAAACGTTGTGAGAACGCAGCGGTACCATTCGGTACTTGCGTCTCAGAGAGAAACTGTGAAAGTCTCTCATAAGCCCAGTATTCACTGGCTTGCA